CGCCACCAACCATGCCGAAGGTTCCAAAACCTGGGGTAAGGGTGTCGAGAGTGCTGTAGTTTGCCGCAGTAACCATACCAGCCACCCATGCCGCATCATTGGGGGTAGCGCCTTCAGACTTAGTCATTTTCCATTCAGAGAAGGCTGCGCCTGACTCATAGAAAAGAATAGCTGAGTCGTTTGCGTGAGTCGAAAGGCCAGAAGAGTCAACAACGAGACCTGCCAAGTTTGCACTACCTCCCGCGCTAGCTCCATTTGCAACGCGAATTGTCTTGTCTGTGACATTAAGCTCTGTCACACTGGTCTGATTGATTGTGCCAGTAATGTTTAGGTCGCCGCCAACCGTAAGGTCATTGGTGATAATTACATCATCTGGCAATCCAACTGTATAGGTTCCACCAGCGCTACCTGATACCGACACTTCGTTAGTTGTGCCAACCACATTAGCCACGTAATCACCAGATGTGTCGGTTCCAAGGGTGATAGTATCAACAGACAAAACGCCGCTGTTGGCTGTAAGTCCATCTCCAGCAAAAAGAGCGGCCACATCATTAATGCTTCCTTTTGCGTGAGTTCCACTCGCTCCGCCATCGAGGAAAACAATATAGTCGCCAGACGCAATAGTTGCTAAAGTGGCTTCAGTCAAGTCTACGCTTACTGCATCAGCTGATACGTCAATCAAATCACCTGCACCAATATTAAAAGTACGGCTAGTTGTAATGTCTCCGCCACCAGTAAGACCATTTCCAGCGGTAAGCGTTACGTTAGCGTGGTTGATGTGTTCGTTATCAACGAAACCGTCCAGGTCGTCGTGAACAATCTGGTTGTCTACAGAACTAACTGTAATTGTTGGGACACCGCCCGTTCCGTCAATAGTAAACGCAGCCCCCGTGCCATTTGCAAAAGTTATTGTTTCGGAGTCGTCAACTTGAACAGAGGTGGCTCCAACAGCAACGTCAAAGGAGCTCATTGAGCCCAGACCAGAAACAAAGTTTGACCGATTGATTCTCTTAAGCTGGTCGGCGTCGGCGTCATATATCAGGATGTAGTCGTTCGTTCCGTCTGGAGCCGCAGTAAGTGCCGTTTTAGTGGTGATTGCATCAGTGCCAAGAGTTAAATCTATAGAGGTCGTACCAGAACCACTAGCATCTCCAGAGACAGTAATGGTCTGGTTGCCAGTAAGGAAAGTGGTAGAGTTAAACGCGTTGTCTCCGAATGTGAAGGTTCTGCGCTTAAGTAGCTGCGCCCCCGAACCCGTTCCATCTACCGTAACGAGTTCTACCGAAGCTTCTCCCGTGACGTCGGACGTATTATCAGTGAGGGCTGCCGTAATTGTACCGTGTTTAGTATCGGCATCTTCTACGTGTACTTTCTTCCAAGTTGACATGGTTCGGTCTTGTTTCTAATTTGTCGCTAAGATAAAAAAAAATCTATTACTCGCCTGATACTCCAAAGTATAGGTTGTCCTGGTCGTCTGCATACATGCCGCCGTCGAATGCTGTGGGGGGCGAAGCCGCTGGAAATCGCTTAAACTCTACAACCCCGTCGAGGTTGATGTGCCCCGTTCCGTTAGGAGTGAAGGTGATATCACCGTTACTTGTGGAGACAAGCGAACTCCCATTGACGTCTAAGTCTCCGCCAAGCTGTGGGGTTAAATCTTCTACAACATTATCTAGTCCGCCACCACCAATCTCAGACCAGTTGTTTGTATCCTGCCACGCTGTATCAAGAACATTGGCCCCCTGGTATACATATGGCACATCGCCAACGATAGCCAAGAATCCAACCACGCGCGAATTGATGCTCAAGGTATCACGGGCCGAGGTATTCACGAAGATACCATAGCCTTTTACCTGACCCCCAGTGGTGTCAAGTATGACTCCTGTAGAGTTGTTGTGAAATACCTTACCAGCAAATCCAGGCATGACTTAGAAGAATATTGTTATAGATTGTCCAACCGCTATAGCCCCAGTAGAGTCAGAGCGGTAGAAGTAATAAGGTATTGATACGCCAAAGGCGTTGGTTACATTATACTGAATAGGGTCTTGTACAGTTGCTTCATCGCTATTGTCGAAATCAATAAGCGAGTCAACAGCACCAAGACGAATGTTGGTTACATCGCCACAGGCTACAGGCCAAGCAATCCACGTGTACAGAGATTCATCCTCCGAGTTCGATGTGCCAGCAACAACCCTGTCGCTTGGTGACGTGTCCTCAAGGATGTTAAGCATATCGCTGATGTTCCCGAACAGCGTTGTAGCCTCGGCGTCTGAGGTGATGGAGGCGGTAGAGGATGTTCCAACCCTGATGTTGAACTTCCAATAGAATGTGTATGTGCCTGATGTGATGGTCTGGTCTGGCAGTGATGGCCCCCCGTCGTCGGTGGCCGTAACCTTAAATGAATATGACGAGTACGAGGTTGGTGCAAGCTCGTAGGGTGTGGCAAGAGTCTTGGCGGCGTTGTTGTCACTGAAGCCGCTTTCTATCGTAGTACTTCCCACAAGGAATGCAACGGAGTCGTCGACGGTCTGACTGTTGTCTGTAATCTGGTAATCAAAACCGTTAATCTTAAACTTGCGACCCACCTCATAGGAAGCGCCACTCGTAATGGTTGTCTCGCTTCCGTAGCTTCCGCCGCCAGAAGATGGCTCCAACTGAACCTTAAAGTTTTGCAGGTAGATTGTCGTTCTCTCGTACTTCTCAAGCATATCCCTAAGGATAGCCTCAAAGCTTGTGCCCACCACAATGGGTGTCGTCATGTGAGAGAACGCGTCGTCGGAGTTGGTGATGTTTATGGCTGACTCAATAGCGCCAGCACTCTGGTCTACGTTTATCCAAGTCTGGGTGTCACTGTCGTATCCAAGAATCTGACCGCCAGTAAGTGAGCTGAACGAAACGTCTGGGACGTCGGCCAACTCATCAATAGACGTACCGCTCTGATACGTCACCGAAGCTTTTTCGATAACACTAATCTGCGGAACTACTGGGACGTGATATTCCGTCACCGCCCCAGATGGAACCGTTACCTCAAGAGAAACATTTGAGGTGGGCTGTATTGTTATCTGGATATCGCTCATACCGTGACATCCTCATTGACTATAAACAAACCATGCAACCACGTAGACACCACTCCAGCGGATGTGGTGGCTTGAAGGTCGTAAACGTAAAGGCCGCCATCGACATCGTCCATAACGGTATCTGCTATTGTGACCGTGAGCTGGCCAGCAGTATCCTGCGTGTAGGTCACATCTGTTGCCGCTACAACAGTGGATGTGGCAGTGTCGCTATCCCTCACCTCCATATCGAACGTGATGTCACTTACGGTAAGGTCACCACCATCAGCATCCTTCACCTTCATGGTAAGATTGAACGTATCACCCTTTCTGCAAGTGATATCCAATCTGGTTGATGAATCTAAGTTTACCGCGTTAGCCATTGTTTAAGATTTGAGAGATGATATCATCCTGCGCGTCAGGGGCATCCTCCATCACTGGTCTTTCACCCTTTCTCTGCGCGATAAGTTTTGATTGTGCAGATGCCTGCTTATCGATGCGTGCGTCCTTGCGGTCCTCCTTGAGTACGTCAATCTTCTCTCTGAACTCCTGCTCGCTAGACTTGAATCCAAGAGAGGCCTGAGCTCTAATCATCTCAATCTCTCTACGCAAAGCATGGAGTGCCTGACCCACCTGCACCTCTACCTGACCCTTAAGTTGAATCTTCTGTGACTCAACCTGAGCTTCCATCTGCAACTGCTGCATGCGCATCTGCATAGCCATCTGCTGATTCTGTGCGTTCATCTGCTGCTGCATCTGCATGTTCTGCTGCTGCATCTGTTGCATCTTGGCCTGACGTCTCTTGCGTCTCACGACAAGAAGTCTCTGCGCCTGGTCGATGTCTTTTATATCTCTTACAGCGAGAGCGTCTTCAAGGTCAATCTCCTTCTGCGCAAGGGACTGCTGGATGTTTTGCTCAAGGAAGATTCTATCCTCATCGCTCATCTCCTTGACAACGCGCACACCGAAGTTGTACATAGGCAGCTCCTCAAACGAAGAGAGTATATCCATACTGTACTTGCCGATAGCCTTCTCGTACACGCGGTAAAGGACTGACTCCTTTGGAATAATCTGAAGGCACTTAACGACATCCTCACACACCCTCTTGTACAACACGAGAGCAGCATTAGTGATATCGTACAGCGCGTTGTTTCCAGCCGCGATAGCCTGCTGCTGCACACCGACAAGGGCATCACCCTTAGGCGTGCTGGCATCCATTACCTCATTGACCCCACTGGCATCCCGAATCATCGTCAGGTAGTGATTGTAAAGCATCACGTACTGCTGGATGTTTCTGATTGTGTTATCTATGGGTCTGATTGGTGGCTGCTGACCAGAGCCGTCTGGGTTCTTGCTTCTGTAGTAGAAGACACCCGTCTGTTCGTAGATGTCTTGAATCTGCAATGGCTGCAGCTCTCCGCCTCTGCCAAGCTGAACATTCTCCAAGCCCTCGATGTCCACGATGATTCCGTCTGGCTTAGCCTTAGCGATAGCCTGCTGAATCTTGAGATGGGTAAGCTGAAGCTGGTCAGCGAATCCAATAACAGAGCCAACCATGGACTTGGGCTTCATGCGGCGAATATTCGTGCAAGCAACGCTGTATGACAACCGAGCCCTGGTCAAGTCATGGACGTTCTTTGGGATATTCTTTTTAATGCCGTAGCCAAAGAGCTTCTTCGTACCCAGTATGTATGAACCACCATACACGGTTTCAATCTCCATCTTGTATGGTTGTCTGTCGTAAACAGACTCGGACACTGGCTTGTATTCGTTACCCTTGAAGTAGAAGCCTACGTTTCCAAATCTAGACTCCTTGCTTTCGTAGTACACGCAGTCTACAGAAATAAACTCGAAGTCAAGAACATCGACGAAGTAGTCGTCATATCCGTACTTGACGTCGTTCGACAAGCGGTCGTAGTTTCTTGAGCTAAACTTTGATGAGTCGTTGTATGAGCGATGCATGCTCTTCTTCGCCATCTCCTCATACTCCTTCTCCGTAAACTCATCACCAGCAAGACGCTTAAGCTCTGCGATAGTCATGCGCTTCACGTGGCCAGCATACACCAAGTCAGACATGTTCGGGTCCTCCGTGTAGCTGTGGATGAAGTTCATGGGGTCGACATACTCTACAGCGATACCGTAGTTTGGGTCGTTGCGGCGCTTAGCGATACCCATGCCACAAACCACAAGGTCCTCAACGCATCTGCGATACACCTTGTCGTCGAAGTCGTTCCAGTCCAGAGTCAGTGACGTAGCTACCTGTGCCGCTATCTCTGCATTGGTCTTTATGTTTTGGTCCATAAAGATTTCCGCCTCCTCCGTAGAGTCTGGCAGTTGCGATGGGTCAACCTCCGTCTGAAGTCCAAGCGTTCTTGCCTCAACAAGAGCCTGCTTGTTTTCAATCGACATCTCGATAAGGGCCTTGCGCTCGTCCTTCTCGCCACGAGACACAGGGTCTATTGCATCAACAGATGGATACGGCTTACGCGACAACATCTTGTTGACCACTACCTTGACGAACTTAGGTACGATAGGTACTGGGCTCCAATCAAGATTCAGCAAACTACCATCCCCACTATTCGGGTCAAGTGAGCTGAGTATCTGCTTGTAGATAGCGGTGTCCTGCGTTCCGTTTGCGTAGTCGCGATTCTTTTCAAAGTCTCTTCGTCTACTCCCGAACAGAGAACCGCTATCATCTGCAGCACCCCACTGACCCTCAATAGCCTTGGCATACTTCAACCCGTACTCCTTGGCCGCCTTCTCTATTGGCTCTGCAAATGGATTGGGGAAGTTGCCGTATTTCTTATCGTCAGTCATTTCTTGCTATTTGGGCTCACGCAAATATAGCAATACCAGAAATGACTATTTTATAAGCCTGGACAATCCGTTGTTCTTATTGTTGTACCTCCTGAAGAACTGTTTCTCAGAGAAGTCTGCCCTCGGCTTTTTGGGCTTAACCTTTTGGGCGGCAAGCAAAGCAAGGCCAGCACTAATCGTCAAGTCGTACTTAGTTCGGTTGTCAATCTTGAAACCAATCCAGTCCTCAAGGGTCCTGTTGAAATACATGTTGCCCATGTTCCCACTCTCATCCAGTCCAACGTGATTGTGTATGTAGTCCTCAATAGCCTGAGCGTGTGCATGGATTACATCCTGGGAGTTTGATGGGATGCCCTTTGTCTTCACGTTGGATGACGAGGTATTGTTCCTAAGGTGTTCTGGCCTATCCATCACATATCCGTCGTAACCTCTTGATTCAAAGTACCTTACAATACCGTACTTGTTATTCTCTATCAGCAGTGGGTATCCGTAGAACACTGCGGCCATAAGGACATCCTCATAGAAAATTTTTGCTAGCGGTGGGCGGCTTGCATACTCGGCAACAAACATGTTACTAGCCCCGTCGATGTTGAACTTGTTATACATGTGGCATGCACCCTTAGAGCCTCTCGTGGCATCAACAGTTGCGTCGATGTCGTACGAGTCAACACCACCACATCCTATGTGTCCGTTAGGCGGGACCTTTCGTCCGCGCTCCTCAACCACAACGCTTCTGTCACTAACGTCTGGCATCCACGTTATCCGCCACCTGCCATTAGCCGAGGGGTTGAACACAACGGTTGAATCTTCGACGCCACCCTTCCATGCAAAGTTTCCCCGAACCACTGGGCTTGGGTACATGTTGTCGTTGTGCTCTATCTGCTCGTATATCTTACCTATGTTAAATAGGCTGCCTTCAACAGAATCTCTAAACGCTTCGTCTGCCGTGAACGGGAACTGACGTATGAATTCGTTGAGCTCACGGGCGTCATGCTTCATGGCGTCCCTTTCGTTCTTGAGAAACTGTCGAGCCCCGAACTGCATAATCTCGCCATCCATACCCTCTACTGGCTCCTCAATATCTACGATTGGATTGCCGTACTTGTCGAAGAATCCCTCTAGGGCGTACAATGCTGGAATGAAAATCCGATATAGTCCCGAAACGGTTCTTCCGTTTGCGTTCCTCTTAGACACATCGGAGTCATCCCACAGCTGCTTGAACTGACTACCGCCCTTGTCCATTGGGTTTACAGTAGAACCCACCAGAGCCTTTCCGATAATCTTGCGACCCACAATAAGACACGTACGCTCAATACGCCAAGCCTCGCGAATATCCGTAGGCTTCTCCCACTTGCCAGCCTCATCGAGGTACAGCATGTGCAGCTTCTCGCCGTCGTACGCGTTGTTCGTTGTGTTCTTCCAGTTGATTACCGTATTAAGAGCCTCGCCCTTCTGCGAAGTCTTATTGTTCTTCGTGATTCTCTTACTCGGCTCGCGAAAAGCCAGCTCCATGCGTGGGTTAGTGGTACCATCCTGAATGGGTTTAAAGAAGAAGGGGTAATGCCGAAACATCTGCACCACCTTCTTCATGAATATGTTCTCCTGCGCATCCTTACCCGTCTTCGACTGGATACCCAAGAGCTTATCTTTAATCTGCGTGGCCTCATCCAAGAGTACCGATGAGCAGATATTTGTGTAGCCACTACGCCGACACTTAGTATACAACTGACCCATACAACGGGGGTCGGCTTCACATGCTGCCATGTGCAAGAAGATGTCTCTCTGGAAAGATAGATAGTCGGGGTACCCGATATCAAGCTTCGTCCATTGAAGCATCATGTAGTGCCTGCCCGTAATATATGTAGGAATACCCTTATTGAAAAACCAAAGACCCTCACGCCGACGGCGAAACTCCTCTTCGATGTATGGATGAAACTTCTCTCTAAACTCCCTCGGCATCTCTGCCCACTCATCCATAGACTTAATCCTAGACAGCTCCTTGGGCATAGGAACTCTCTCCCACAGCTGCATGTCGTCTGGCTTTCCATATCCGACAATCTCCTTTTCGGGAGGCTGAGCGGGAAGAAGAATGAGTAGCCCCGCAAGTTCGATAGTGTCTCCCGTCGTACCGTTGGGACAAATTGCGATATGAGCCTCTTCATTCTTGTATACCAGCGACATCACTTACTAAACCGTTCTGCAAATCCGCCAGAGTAATCCCTACCCTCCTCTATCTCTCCGTTCTGCTTAAGGTCCTTGACCATCTGCTCTAGCCGTTGCCGTTCTACAATGAGCTCCTTACAATCAACAGCCGTCTGCTTTATTGACTGAAGCTCTGCCTTACGAGCACTACCACTAACCTCTGGGTCTACGGGCTTCTTTATCTCCTCAATCATATTGTTGATTGCGATAGCCATAGAATCCATCAAGCGTGATGACGCCTCTATAGTTGTGAACTTACTGCTCTTCGACATAGCTCAAGTCGTCAGCCCTCATTCTATAAGCAACCGTACCGTCGTCAAGCTTAATCTTATAGTCGGAGTTTCGGTCGAAGCCCACTATGTCCCCAGGCTTTACGCCCATCCACTCAAGGTCGGCGTTTGGAATCATAACCCTGGCTACGTCAGCTCTAACCTTTTCCTTTGCGACCTCCACCACAATACCAGCCTCTGTGGTTACGTCTCCACCGTCACCAAATACTGGCTCAACAAACACCCAATCGTTAAGCATCTTCAGCTCCCCAGTCTCCTTAGAACGGAAGGCAATGGCGTGGTCTGGGGTGTGAGGATTCTTCTCGTCATACTCACAAATGTACATGTGGTTGCCTATTGCTAGGGGCGCCGCCATGATGACGTGGTGGTGGAAGAACAGCGTGTCTCCCTTCTTGGCTCCAGTATCGAAGTTAGCTGGAGGACTTACTATCTCGCCGTAGGCGATGCGGTGCTGGAACTCATTGAACTTGGGGTCGAGATAGAACTCCTTATCACCAATATTGATGGTGTCATTAAAGCGCTTCTCGACCTTCACGATGAAGTGTCTGAGAGATTGCATGAATTAAAAGTTGCAGTCGTATTCAATTAGGACTGGCTGGTCCTCTATTGTCTTCCAAAGATATGTAGAATCTTGGTCTTCAATGTAAATCTTGTACCTACGAACGTTGTGTCGATACAGTGCAGCCTCATCATCTTCGATAAACGAGACGCGCTTATCGCCAGCTTTCATGCCGACGTAATATGCCATTGCGTCCTTGGGGTTTGGCCCAACGACAATCTTTCTAATCAGGTTCATTTCAATTCAAAAATAGTGTGTCGAGAGGGTCTTCTGGCTGCGTCTTAAGGAACGCCTCTACTTGAAGTTGCACTACCTCCTCAAGCTCGGCCACGTCCTTAACGTTCCATGTATACTTGACCTGCCACTCGTGGACGTCTTCGTTCATGTCGTCAACGACACCGACGCATCCCATGTACACTATGTTGTCAGACATATTGTACTTAGACACTATCTCCTCAATTTGCTCGAAGGCAGAATCAATCTCCTTGAACATCGTCTTCTTTAGAATGTCATCCATGTCCTTAAGTTAAGTAATTATCCTGGACCGCCGCCAGCTTCTGTGCGCGTGAAGACCGTGGTCTTGACGTCACTAAGATAGTCTGGTCTACTTGTGTACTCTGAGTCATATGCACTCCAGTCACCATCGGTTGAGATGTGACCATTGACAAGCCACTTGGAGGTATCTCTGGCAATAATCCTAATTGAGTCACCAATAAGACCGCCGCTGGTAGCCTCCCTTCTGAAGTTCATGGTATTGTATTCATCACCCGCAGTTGTGCCAAAGGTATATGCAACTGGCTCCTTTTCAATAAAGCTATTTATATGATAGAGCCTTCCTTCGAACACAGCGCTGCCAGCACAGAGTATCTTGACAGTAGTTAGGGCAGAGGTGTTTTGCGCAAAGAAGAATGTGTAGTTCAACCCAGCACTAGCGTTTGGCAGAATGATTGTAGCATTGTTGGTGTTGATATACACTATCTTCCCGCTGTTCGTGCTTGAAAGCGTATAGGTGCCTCCACCAGTAGTTGAAACCCCGATGGTCGATATTGTAGTCGCGTCACTTCTAGACAGGGTGTATCTACCGCTGGTTTCATTAAACGCTACAGAAACACCATTGCTGCCAACGATGTCTATGTTGTGCTCTGTCCCGCTCGTGTCTGTAATTGTGTGTCTACCACCATCAGTAATCGTTGAGGTAGTTACAGATACGTTCTGAGTAGATGCTGTACTAGAGATGGTGATAGTACCACCAGTCGAGGTCAACCCGATGTTCGAGCCAGCGGTTATGGCAAAGCTGTTCGACCCAATAGATACGGTTGAGGTGTTGCTGTCGGTGGCCACTGATACGGCAGGGTCGGAGGACGAGAAGTCGTAGTATCCAACTGTCTTGGCCGTATCGTCCCACGTAAGGAACCTGGTGTTTGTGCTGGTCTCAGATACGTTCGTTATCTTAAGAGCAGATGCCTGCACCGTGGTAGAGGACAGCGACAACGCTGATGTGGCCCCTTCGCCATCAGTGATTGTTTTGAGCGAGCTAGTAAGACCGCTGTTGTCCGATGTCTTTAGAAGCGCACTATATGTATTCCGTATTTGAGTTCCGCTAAGAGATGCCATATCCGTAATTTTACTTCACAAATATACTTCAATGAGCAGAACGCATAAGGGGAGGAAGTTCAGAGAGTTCTCTATGCTTAACGAGAGGTACGTAAATAACAACTACCTCAAGTACTATAAGCTGGCCAAGAGGGATGTGTGTACCCGACACGACATTACTGAGAACGAGCTTGAGTCTATGCTGTTCATGTACGACTACGAGTTCTTTACTCAGGCACATATAGCGGGTGCCCTATACCAGAACAAGAGGAAGTTCTACGAGAGGGTCATACAGCCACTCATGAATAAAGGCATGATTGAGCGCATATACTTTAAGTCTGACTTAGAGAACGCCACCATGGAGCAGCTGGCATTCATAAACTTCGACAAGAGTAATTACAAGGCTCGGTATCAGATAACCCAGAAGGCAAGACTTATCATACAGCGCTTCTACCGTAAGCTACACGGAGAGGAGGTAATTAAGATTCAGCCCCGTAGATTTTCTGGCGACGCTGCTCAAGGGTAGGCCAATCCTTCTCGAACTGTCTGCCGCTCTCTGTGTCCATCCCAGTAATCTTCTCGATATACTGTCGGCTCTCCTTGTTGATTTCGTTAATCCAATCAAGGCTGTTGTAGATATCATAGCCAGCCTCTTTGAGCCTGTTCAACTCTTTGACTGCGGTTCCTTCGCCAGCATTGTACGCGAAGGCTGCCTTGGCGTATGCAACTATAGGGTCGCTCTCGGCAGCGTGTACCCACGGCCTGTCGTACAGATTCTCCATGTATCCGTACATAGCATCTCTGGCCTGCACTGGGTCGTTGGGGTCCCACCCCTTTGGCATGATACCGAGTCTGACCACCTCCTCCTGTGCTATTGGTCTAAACTGTCCAAGCCCCACGGCTCCTGCGCTAGACGTACGACCTGGAAGATAAGATGACTCAACGCCCATCTGTCTATTAATCATCCTGTCCATGTCAATAGTGTCCACCTCGTCATGGAACTCCTCCCAGTCTTCTGGCACAAGACTAAGGTCCTCTCTGTACTTGTATCCTTCTGGTGCTATAGCCTGTTCTGGGAATGCCCCGAAGAACATGTACTTACCGTCTGGCGGAATCTTACCGCCGTCCTCTCTGCTCTTCTTTATAGCATACTCCTGCTTGTACGCGTCGGACTTTGTGTCGTGAGTACCAAGCACGCGTGTGCCATCATTGGTCATGAGAAGAAACTTACCTCGGCGCTTGACAATCATTTTAACGTTCGTTTACACAATATCCAAAACCTGCCGCCGTTATAGAGACAGAAACACACCACAAATCTAATAAATTCATCACCATGAAGAAGTTCGTAATCATCCCCCTGTTGCTCATCGCAACAACATCATTCGCCCAGGTTCTCATCCGCGTCGCGTTTAGTGAGATGGGTACAAACTGGAACGCAATCGACAAGTCATTTCTTGAGTGGGAGGTTTGGGTTGACCCAATGGCTGGAACGAAGGGGTGGACAACAGACTTTAGAGAGCGCGTTACAGAAGAGGATATCGTTAAAAGTATTGAGGCGCACAGACATCTCACCGACAAGTACAGCGGTGAGTTCATGCTTGAGCTTCCAGTGGAGGCTCACGGCATCTACCACATCGGAGCTAGAAACAAGTTTACTGGCGAACTCCTTGGTCACACCGCGTGTTCTGTTGACTACCTCACCACTACGTACGGGGGTGGGTTGGGCTGGCCAAACCCCATCAATGATGACCCAGTTATTGGGCTTCGCATCAACGGAGATGATACTATCTTCTGCTGTGCAAACTTGGGATGCAGAACGCCGTACCTCGGCTGGGAGGATTAAAAGCGATACATCTTACCTCCTCTGTTGTATGTCTTGAGCATACCACCGAGACTGTAGATTCGTCCGCCAGCTGAGCGCTGCGTCCTATCAAAGCTCTTCTCGGCCATCAGAATGTCGCGTTCCGTAGCGTTTGCAGGGTCTATTCCGTTCTTAGAGAAGTAGTCGTTGATGTATTTAGTTTTGTCATTCTGAACCATCTCCTGCATAATAGCCTCCTTTTTTGCTGGCATCTCGGCGTTTCTCTGCTCCTGTGCAAGCCTATCTCTTTCGGCCTGAAAACCCTGCGCAGATGAAGAGTGACCAGTCTGCCAGCTACCATAGCCAGGTGTTGGAACCACGTTGCCCTTCTCGTTGACATGACCACCAACAACGCTAGTGCCTCGACGAATAGCGTCACCAAAGACGTCTTCTTGAATACT